CTGTTTGGAATGGAAATTTAAAAGGGAAGTAAAGTAACAATGAAAAATAATAATAAAACACTCTTTTGGCTAAACATGGTCAAAATAATAACAAAATCAAGCATAATTAATGGCGGACATGGGCGACCAGTGACAAACTGGTGTAACCCTTACACTGCCCCACCTGTTGCAACCAGTAAAGCAGGGGGAGCCAACACATGAGCAACGATAGCACAGAGGCCAACCCTATTTCAGAGGCCTACAATAAGACCATGCACCAAGATGGCAAAACAAAGTGGGAAGACAGGTACAAACAGGCAGATAACGTCACAGAGCAAGCACCAGAATATAATCAGCTAAAGAAAGTTTTAGATAAGGTTGCCGAAGGACTTACAAAAGACATCGAGGAAGCTAGAAGGGGTAAAGGACGCCGCCCAACGTGGTTAAATGACCTTATGCATTTAGACCCACGACAGCTGGCCTTAATCGGTTTACAGACTTGTTATAATGCAGTCTTAAAAGACACGACAATGAATGCAGTCACTCAGGAAATAGGAAGCCTGATTGATCGTGAGTGTCTAGCACTTGAGCTACTTCACAGTGAAGACGAAGAGCAAAATAGAAACAATAAACGTATTGTTGATATGGTCTCTAAAACGCACACGTCTGCACATGTTAGACTGAAGGCACTCAGGAACATAGCGACTAAGAATGGCACCAAATCTGTATACTTCGGTATCTCTGAAACTAAAGCTGACAGAAAGATGCACAAGAAAAGACGCACAGCAAACTCTGCACCAGTCATCTCAGCAATATTTCAGTATTGTAATGTTTTCCAAAAAGACACTCAGTATACCACGCCAAAAAACAGTATCACTCGTTTGTCTTTTACTCAGGAAGCCCAGCGCGAAATTGAGAATAGCAAAGAGTACCTTCAGTGGTCACAGCCGCTACTAAAGCCCATTCCAATGGACACCCCAAACCCGTGGATAGGGTTCCACACAGGAGCCTATAAGGACTGGAGACTAGCAGAGGTTGTCAAGTTGGTTAGAGGGGCTTCAAGCAAGCAGATTGAGGCCATAGAACACAGTTTCAAAGGGGAAACTCCAGATCACTTTAGAGCACTCAATGCACTGCAAGAAACAAGGCTTTGTATCAATGAGGAGATGTTGGAAGTCGTAGAGTGGTGCTGGGAGACACGGCAGTCATTCGGTAAGTTTCCAAAGCGAGACACACCTGAGTTTCCAAGGCTACCCAAAGACCACATGACCATGTGTCAGGAGCTAAAGAAAGCCATCAAAGAAGACCAGCGAGAATGGAGAAATACTGATCGCAGGGTCAAGGGTGCTGAAGCAGTCATGAAGCAAGACCTTCAGATTGCTAATGAACTGGCAGTACATGATTACTTTACGATACCTTGGGCATGTGACTTCAGAGGCCGCTACAACATGGTTCCGTCTTTCAACTACCACAGAGACGACCACATTAAGTCACTCTTTCAGTTTCAAAGAGGACGTGTCGTCGATGGGCAGAACATCAGGTGGCTAAAGATACACATTGCTAACTGTAGTGGCTTTGAGAAGATCGACAAAGCACCTCTTGATGATCGAGTGGCTTGGTTTGACAAGAATGAGGGTGTGCTGTTGGACATGGCTAAAGACTACAAGAACAATCTGGGTCAATGGTCAGGTGCAGACAAACCTTTTCAGATGTTAGCCGCAATCTTTGAATATGCACGTTATCTTGAGGAAGGTGACGACTTTGTTGGCTTCATTCCTATCTCACTTGATGGTACTAACAGTGGCGTTCAGCACTACAGTCTTTTGACGCGTAGTGAGGAAGGGGCTTTGGTAAACTTAGTTCCACAAGATACAATGGCAGACCTTTATCAAACTGTTGCCGACAAGGTCACACAGAGACTTGAGGTTGATTTAGATGATCCCAGTGCCTTTGGTAAAAATGAGATTACCAAGGCAGAGCTGGCGCGTATCTGGCTAGACTATGGTATAAATCGCCAAAATCAGAAAAGAGCATGCATGACCTACCCATATTCTTCAGTTGTCGCTGGTATGGCTGGCCAATACATGGAAGACGTGATGAAGCCTTTGCAACGATCTGTGTCTTATGGTGAGCTGAAGGAACACCCGATTGCTAGGACTAATAAAGAGCGAAAGGTTGCGTCACGTTACCTTGCTGGTCACAGCTACGACAGCATCGTGGAGACCTTGCCAAAAGCCGCTGAAGCAATGAAGTGGATACAGTCGTGCACCAATGTTCTCAGCAAGCAAAACAAGCTGGTTAATTGGACATCGCCTAGTGGCTTTAGGGTCTTCCACAACTACTTAAAGAGGGACAGGGTGGAGACTAAGATATTCCTGTTTGATACAGCAGTAGGCGAGAGAACTAGGTCTAAGGTCTCCTTATCGCTAGATACTGGTAAGGTGGATGTCAGGAAGAACACAGCATCTGTAGCCGCTAATATGATTCACAGTTTCGATGCGGCTGGCATGGCTAAAACCATAATTCTACTGCTAGACTCTGGAGCTACTGAGGACTTCTTTATGATTCATGATTCATTTGCAATCTCAGGAGATGTGGACGACCTCTACCATGGGGTACGTGAAGCCCACATTGAGATGTATGAGGCCGAAAACCTGTTGCTAAAGTGGCAAGAGGAACTGAGGCAACAGCTGGATCATCCGTTTGACTTTGAGAGGTCTGAAGTAGACCCAATTCCACAAATGGGAAACCTAGACTTACATGGGATAAGGGACAGCCAGTTTTGCTTTAGCTAATACTTTTGTCACCCTTAAGAAGCCCCTAGACCCTATCCCTCCTCCTAAGGACTCTAGGGACTTCTTCTCCCAAACATAAAAGGCCATCTCTAGTCATCTAGGGGTGGCCTTTTTCTATAGAAAGACAAAAGAATGGCTAAGAAACAAAAGATAAACTTCCAGACTCCTACAGGAGTGGCTAAGTACCCCCACCTCTTGAAACCTGACACAGCCTTCGATAGCGAAGGTAAATATAAGTCAGAACTATTGTTGTCTCAGGAAGACGCAAAGCCCTTGATTAAGATCATTGAGGATGCGGCTAAAGAAGAACATGGGAAGGCTCATTACAGAGTACCCTATATGACTGACGAAGAAACTGGGGAAGTGGCTTTCAAGCTACAGTCAAAGTATATGCCTGAGTTTTACGACACAGCTGGTCAAAAAGTACCAACCAATGCTTTACCACAGATCGGCGGTGGTAGTCGTCTAAGACTCAAAGGCTTCCTAAATGTCTACAAAGTCAGTGGTCAGGCTGGGGTGTCTATCACACTACAGGCTGTCCAGATTGTCGAAGCCATCCAAGGTATGAATGGAACAGGCTTTGGAGCAATAGAGGAAGGTGGGTTCACTGTGGACACGTCAGCAATCGATGGTAGTTTTGGTACCCCACAGGATGCAGACAACTTTGACTTTTAAGCAAAGATACCGAGGTATCAAGGAAGGCTACAGGTCAGGTCTTGAGGTAACAATAGCAGAAGAACTAAGGCGGCTAAATATTCCGTTTAGTTACGAGACAGAACGTCTATCGTTTCTGATACCCCAGAGATCAGCCAAGTACACACCCGACTTCATTCTCCCGAAGGTCGGTGGTGTCTGGTATTTGGAGACCAAGGGGCGTTGGGTTACAGCGGATCGACAGAAGCATGTGTTGATCAAGAAGCAGTTACCACAGCTCGACCTACGTTTTCTTTTCCAGAATGCAAACGCGAAACTGTATAAGGGGTCTAAGACTTCTTATGCTGACTTTTGCACAAAGAATGGGTTCGCATGGGCACACAAGCGGATACCAGATGAGTGGATTGAAGAGTGTCATTTAGGCATGAAGCAAGCCAAATAAAGAGAGCAGAGGGCGGTCTTAGGATCGCCCTTTTTTATTTTAAGGGAAGCAACAAATGAATGAACAAGAAGAGAGCACCTTTGTGTCTCACGAACAATGCGATGCCTGTGGGTCATCGGATGCAAACAGCCTCTACAGCGATGGACATATGTTCTGCTTTAGTTGTCTAAAACACACCCCAGCTGAAGGTGAAATAGTACCTGTCGAAAAGACAAATGCAGCCAACTCTTTTTTGAACGGTGACTTCATGGAATTAAGGTCACGAAAGTTGACTGAAGCTACATGCCGTAAGTTTGGATACTTTGTAACAAAAGACAGCAAAGGTGAACCAATACAGGTGGCGAACTTCAAGGATGCTAAAGGTAAAACTGAAGGTCAGAAGATACGCACTAGAGACAAGCAGTTTCCTACACTTGGTAAGATTACTGGTCTGTTTGGAATGCACCTGTGGTCAGCTGGTAAGAAGCTAGTCATTACAGAAGGCGAGATAGACGCCATGAGCGTCAGCCAAGTGCAACAGCATAAATTCGCTACAATATCTGTGAGGAATGGCAGTGCTGGGGCTAAGAAAAACCTGTTGGAAAACATTGATTACCTCAACAACTTTAAAGAGATAATCTTGATGTTTGATCAGGATGAAGCTGGACGTAAGGCCGCCATTGAGTGCGCTGAAGTCTTGCCTATCGGTAAAGTTAAGATTGCTGTCTTACCACACAAGGATGCCAATGAATGCCTTGTCAAAGGTGAGGCTGGTGCAATCATTAATGCTATACATCAGGCGGCTGATTATAGGCCAGATGGTATAGTCCAGATGTCTGACATGAGAGAGACTGTAGCAACTCCAGACGCTGAAAGTCCAATGAAGTACCCATATCCAAGAGTAAACAATATGCTCAAAGGAATACGACAAGGCATTGTGACTATCGTGGCTGGTAGTGGCACAGGTAAGTCTACATTAATTCGTGAGATTGCATACAACCTACACATGACAGGAACACGGGTTGGCATGTTGATGCTAGAAGAAAGCACCAAGCGTACAGCCCAAGGTCTCGTAGGTCTCCACATCAATAGAAACATTGTGATTGATGAGGATGCGGCAACACCAGAGGAGATCAAGACAGGCTTTGACGACTTACTATCCCATGGTCAGATTTATCTCTTCGATCACTTTGGGTCATTTGACATAGACACCATTTGTAATCGTATCAGGTACATGAAACATGGACTTGGATGTGATGTCGTCTTTTTAGATCACATTAGTATTCTCGTTAGCTCGTATGCTGGTGCATCAGACAACGAGAGAGTGCTCATAGATCACATTATGCACACTCTGACAGTCCTGTGTACTGAGTTGGACTTAGCATTAATCCTTGTGTCACACTTAAAGAGGCCAAACTCCGAAAGAGGTCACGAAGGTGGCGACAGAGCACAGCTGTCACAGTTGAGAGGTAGCCACAGTTTAGCACAGCTGGCGACTGCTTGTATTGCTATGAATGTGGACAGCGAAGACCCAACATCAGGCAAGCGAGAACTTGTCGTATTAAAGAATAGGCATACAGGATTTGTAGGCCAAGCGGATGAACTTCAGTACAACCGCGAAACAGGCAGACTTACTGCCACTGATAGTAACTTCGGTTTCTAAAAACTCCCAAACCAAAACATTAGTAAAGCAAAGGAACACGTATGCGTGGTTTATCAAGCACGTCCAGAGAGGCGTATGCAAACACAGATTTAACAAAGAATACTAGGATGGTCTTTGATGTCATCCAAGCGGCTGGAGACAAAGGTTGCATCAGTGCACAAGTACAACTTGCACTCAAGCACATGCCGTATGGCTCAATCACCAACCACTTTAAATGGCTAAAAGACGCTGGGCTTATCGAAGTCATAGGGAAGCGCAAAAGTCCATACGGGCGAAACCAACAGATATTCAAAGCAACAAGACAACTAAATGCACAAGGGGAGCTATTCATATGAAAACTACAGGCATCCATGAATACACAATGAACCAATATCAAGCAGATGCGGCTAAAACCATGATTTACAAATGGAAGGTCATCTACCCAGCACTGGGTCTAGCTAACGAAGCTGGGGAAGTCCTTGGTAAGATCAAGAAACTCATCAGGGATAACGATGTAACTTTTGATGGCATAAACACAATCCCAGCGCAGAAGAAAGCAGAGATTGCAGATGAGCTAGGTGATGTTCTTTGGTACATTGCGGCACTATCGAAAGACCTTGGCATCACTTTGAATGAAGTCGCCGCTATCAACCATGAGAAGCTACAGTCACGACAGAAACGTGGTGTCTTGAAGGGCTCTGGTGACAAGCGATGAGTAGGTGGTGTTTTGATATAGAGAGCAATGGTCTCTTAGATGAAGTCCACAGTATCTGGTGCATTGTTTGCCGCGAGGTAGACACTGGTGTTGTACGTTCTTTTACCGATGATGAGATTGATCACGCACTTGATCTGTTAGCCAATGCTGATGAAATCATTGGTCACAACATCATCGACTACGACATTCCAGCGATACAGATTGTCTATCCTAACTGGACAACTAAGGCCAAGGTAACTGACACCTTAGTTCTCTCAAGATTGATACATGGCGACATGTTCAATGAGGATGCTGAACGTAACTTCAGTGTCTCAAAGTTTCCTAAGAAACTCTGGGGAAGCCACAGCCTAAAGGCATGGGGTTTGAGACTTGGTGATTTTAAAGGTGAATACATTGGTGGGTGGGGTGGTTTCTGTGAAGAAATGCTTACTTACTGCATACAAGACACCCAAGTGACTGACACTCTTTACAAGAAGTTGATGAAGACGGAGCCTAGTAAGAAGTCTATCGACCTTGAGCATCGCATGGCATCTATATGTCGTGAGATTGGCAACAACGGCTGGACTTTCGATGAGAAGAAAGCTGGTGAACTGTATGC